GATGAAGGCTATTGGGCTATGAAGTTAAGTTTTGATTTCAAGCAAGTGGACGAGCCATTTTCATTCATCGACTTAGACCTGAATCCAAGTCACATTACTGAAGCAATCTCTATACACTCAAAGGGTCAACAGACAGAAGATGAAATAGCAGAGGTGAAGAGTCGCGCTGATAGATATAATAAAGAGATAGATCTAAGTTTCAAATTAGATTGGGAAGGTGCTGGTCAATGGCACAAATAATGTCAGTTGAGCGTGACCAAGCGATGCTTGATGTCATTTCTCCTAAACGTAAGAAGGTGAGACAAAAAACTTCAGAAGTAGTTATCGATTATGCTACAAGAAATACTAAACTTGCGCTCGTCGTCATGCCTATGTGGTCGGTTCAGTTTCCACCATACAATCTTGCTCGCCTTGCAGGGGTGACTAAAACTGCTGGTTATGAAACTGATATTTTCGATTTCAATGTAACTTCATACAATTACTCTCAATTAGAAAATGAAATAGATGATGACCTATGGACGACTGGTAGTTGGCGTTGGCAAGATGCAGACTTTCATAATGTTATATTACCATGGTTTGAAAGTTTTTGGGAAGATCAAGCTAAAGTTCTAATCGATTACAATCCTGATGTGATAGGATTTACTGAGTATGTGTTTAGTGAACGTGTCACTCATTGGTTTGTTGATAGGATTCGTTCTAAATTACCAGACACAAAGTTTATTGTGGGTGGTTCTAACATTCAATCCATTCAAGATGATTATTCAGGTAAAACAATCTATGACTATATTGTTTCTGGCGAAGGCGAAAATGCAATCCTAAGTGTCCTCAATAAAATCGAAGAAGGAATCGAGGAACCAAAGCCTGTTATTATAAATCAGGTTTCTGATCAGAGATTGAATATTAGTAATTTGCCTTTGCCTGATTATTGTAGTCTAGATTTTAATCAATACATTATTCCAAATGCAATATCTTCTGAGTTTTCTAGGGGGTGTGTTGCTAAGTGCACCTTTTGTTCCGAGACTCACTTTAACAAATATAGACAAAGAGAATTTACAGATGCATTCTCTGAAGTAAAATACTTCTATGAAACTAGAGGGTCACAAGTATTCTACTTCTTAGATAGTCTGGTGAACGGAAACCTAAAAGAATTGAAAGAGTTTGCCAATCTCATTGAAGAACATAAATTGGACGTTATGTGGTTGGGATATGCTCGTCATGACGGAAGGATGGATCTAGATTATCTAAGACAACTAGCTGCTGGTAAATGTGCCGCCATGAATTTCGGTTGTGAGTCAGCAAGTCAAAAAGTTCTCGACAGTATTGATAAGAAAGTCACAGTTGAAGCTATGGAACAAAACTTTCGAGACATTAAGGAAGTTGGAATAGTAGCATTGACCAACTGGATTTCTGGGTGGCCAACAGAAGAACCGAATGACCACTACCAAACAATGCAATTTTTATGGAGACATAAAGAGAACAATTTAAATAACATCAGCCTTGGTTATGGACTGATGCCACGCCCCGACTCAATCATGGGGCAAGATTTATCTAGGTTCAATATCCTACCACACACATATAATGGTCATTGGATCACTGAAGATTATAGAGTTGCTGGACCACATGTTCTAACCAGAATTAAAAATATCTATATGATGGTTGACAAACTCGTTGTTCAAAATCCTATGTATAAACCTTCTATGAATGCAAAGGGAACTCCTGTGAGTAAGAGGGATGCACTAGAAAGTAAACATTACTCCTTGACTTTTCATGATGAATCATGTATAAAGGAGATCGAATGGGAAAATTTTGATACGAATATTATCGAAATTCCTGATAACCCCTTTGCCGAAAGCCTAATGAATGAAGTCTGGCCAATTCTTAGGTTTTTCTGGAGAACTAGAGGTGGTTTCAAATTCGAGCACCGTTTCAGCCCAGAACTTGACTTTGAAGAGTTTGGGACAGGTGAGTGGATTTCGTTTGGCAACGGAGAATATCGAGCGACTTATAAGTTTGAGATCGACGCCGATGGTAATTGGGAAGCAGACTTTGATGCCTCATATAAATCTACCGAAGATCCTTGGAAATTCTTTGATTTCAGTAGGCAGACTGGTCGAGTCGTTGACCGAGCAAAGAGATTAGCAAAGGCTGATGACCCTCGTTCTGATCAGGACATGCTCGATGGTGAGCAAGAAGCGCAATTACTCAATATGACAGAGGATTTCTCCTTTGAACATACTTGGAAACAAAATGGTAAATGGTAATGTATAAGTTTGATTATGAAGACCCTAAAAAATATCAAGTAATGATTGATATTGAAACACTAAGTAATCGTGCGAATTCTGCTATCTTGTCTATCGGTGCAGTTAAATTTAGTGTTGAGCAAGGAGTTATTGACACATATTACCAGAACATTGATGCATCATCAGCTAAGAAATATAATCGGCATATTGATAAAGGAACTCTTGAGTGGTGGTCTAAGAAAGATAAAGCTGCCCTGAAGTCATTACTCGAGGATGTAAAACCTTTTGATAAAGTAATTCCTGAATTTGTAGAGTGGTATGGTGTATCAACACCCACATGGGGTAACAGCGCACAGTTCGATCTCGGTATTATCGAATCAGCCTGTCAAGAATTAAAAATACCAGTCCCGTGGAAGTATTGGCATTGTTATTGTTACAAAACTGTAACACATTTATTTGGCGTCAACAATGCACACATTCGCCAAGTAGAAAATGCCCAAGGCGGGCAATGGCATAATGCATTAGATGATGCTATTAGCCAAACTAATACACTTGTTAAGATTTTGAGAGGAACACAATGAGTTACCCATATTCGAAAACAGTTCGTCAATTCACGGACATTCGCCCAATCCCTTCTGAGAATGGTCTCTACATACACACGAAAGACTTTCGTGGTAAGCCCGTAAAATTAAATGTGCTTGACTTTAATGGCACAGACCTCTATAATCTAATTAATGAGGTTTACAACTTGGGTAAATCTGATCAAGCGAAAGAAGTGAAGAGGGCACTGAAACTATGAATATCTTTTATCTAGACGAAGACTTTGAAACCGCTGCAAAGATGCACCTTGACAAACATGTTGTTAAGATGATTATCGAGTATGCTCAACTGATGTCAACCGCGCACCGTATGCTTGATGGCGATGTCTACATTGACGACTCGTCTGGTCGAAAGATGAAACGTTGGCGTCACCCCAGTGATAATATGGATGCTGTTCTCTACAAAGCGTCTCATATCAATCATCCGTCAGCCATCTGGACTCGTTCTACATTCACAAACTATCTATGGTTGTATTCTCTATGGGAAGAACTTTGCAAAGAATATACATATCGCTATGGCAAGGTTCATCTCACACAGCAAAAGCTGCAAGATGTTTTGAATATGCCGCCTAGCAACATCTCCGATGGACCACTGACTAAAATGCCACAAGCGATGCCCGATGATGTGAAGATGAAAGATTCTATTGCCGCATATCGTAATTACTATCGCACTTACAAAATGGATATGGCTCGCTATACCAAACGTGACTTCCCTGACTTTATGGTAGCTTAATGAAAATTGCACTTATTACTGACACGCACTTTGGTGCGAGGTCAGACTCAATTCCTTTTGATGCATTCTTTGATAAATTCTACACTGAGTGTTTCTTCCCTGAACTTGAACAACGACAAATCAAAACTATCATTCATCTCGGTGATATTTTTGACCGCCGCAAGTTTATCAACTTCAATACCTATAAGAAATGCCGTGAGTATTTTTTCGACAAGGCACAGGCATTGGATATAGATATGCACATGATTCCTGGAAATCATGATACATATTTTAAGAATACAAACGAGGTAAACTCTCCAGATTTGTTGCTCAAAGATTATGGTAACATTAAGATTTACCCTGAAGTATCGGAACTACAATTTGGTGAAAAGAAGATTCTATTTACGCCATGGATCTGTTCCGATAATTATCAACAGACTATGGAGGCAATCGATGAGACAGATGCTACAGTATGTTTCGGACACTACGAATTGGCTGGGTTCCAAATGTATAAAGGTCATGCAAACGACCACGGAATGGATCCAGCAGTATTTAATAAATTCGATCTTGTCTGTTCTGGTCATTTTCATCATCGTAGTTCTCGCGGTAACATTACTTATCTTGGCAACCCTTATGAAATTACTTGGAGCGATTATGATGACCCTAGAGGATTTCACATCTATGATACAGAGACAGACGAACTTGAATTTGTCCAAAACCCATTCAACATCTTTTATAAATTCTATTACAATGACGCAGACGATACTTCTCGAGCAAGTCTCGATGCTATTGATTTTACTGGCGTTGAGAATGGATCTGTAAAGGTCGTTGTTGTAAACAAATCAGACTTTCATCGGTTTGATAACTTCATCGATAAACTCGAAAGCTGCAACCTTATCGAACTAAAAATTATCGAGGACTTCTCCGAGTTTGAAGATGAAGCCATCGATGCAGAAAATCTCAATCTAGAAGATACAATGACTCTCTTGGATGATTACATTGATAATATCCACACCGACCTCGATCGCGAGAGACTGAAGTCGGTTGTAAAGGGTCTGTATGTGGAAGCAAGAAACACAGCATGATTTATTTTGAAAAGCTACGTTGGAAGAATTTTCTCTCCACGGGTAATGCATTCTCAGAACTAGAATTTACTCGCTCTCCCACCACACTCGTATTGGGTGAAAATGGTGCTGGCAAATCTACATTCTTGGATGCCCTTTGCTTTGGTTTGTTTAACAAGCCATTTCGTAACATTAACAAACCACAACTTGTAAACTCCATCAACAACAAGGGTTTGGAAGTCGAAGTCGAGTTTCGTATTGGTAAACACCAATACAAAGTTCGCCGTGGTATTAAACCAAACTTCTTTGAGATCTATCGTAATGACGAGATGATTGATCAGGATGCTGCCTTGCGAGACAGTCAGAAGTTTTTGGAAGAATCAATCCTGAACCTCAATTACAAATCTTTTACACAAATCGTTATCCTCGGTAGCGCATCCTTCACACCGTTCATGCAGCTTCCTGCTCATATTCGCCGTGAGGTGATTGAAGATATCTTGGATATTCAGATCTTTACAACTATGAACGGATTGTTGAAAGAGCAATTGGTTGGTATTCAATCAGACATTCGTGACATTGAAGCACAAGTCGAAGTTGCCAAACAAAAAGCAGAGATTCAAAACAACTATATTGAAACTCTAGAAAATAATAAAGCAGAAAAAATAACAGAGATTGAGGGGAATATTAATGAGTTGGACACAGCGATCGCGGAACTCCAAAAAACAGCAACAATCAAGTCAGAACAGGCGACGGAACTGGGTGACCCCGAAACAAAAAGACGGAAACTTGAGAGGTTCAAAGACAAATTCCAGTCTCAGATAAATAAACTAAATAAGGAATTGGAGTTTTATGAACAGCATGATGACTGTCCAACCTGTAAGCAGGGTATTCCCCATGAGCATAAAGAAACGATCCAACAAGAACGACAAGAAAAGATCGAAGAAATAAATCAAGCATCTGCTGAACTCGATGCTCAATTCATTGAGTTAGACCAGATGATTGCAAAACACACAACACTACAAAGTGAACTGATTGAGACCAATAATGAGATTACCACGAATCAAAGATATCTTCAACGCTTACATGCGGAGTTGGGCGATGCTCGAAGTAGGGTTGCCGATATTGAGACCGAACAAGTCAAACTCAAAGAACTCGCAAAAGAAGTAACTTCTAAGAATAAAAATCGTTCGGAGAAAAATGAGCAGATGCATTATATGAATGCGGCTTCCTCGTTGTTGAAAGATAGTGGGATTAAAACTCGTATTATTAAGCAATATCTTCCTGCTATTAACTCTCTCGCGAATAAATACTTAGCAGCCATGGACTTCTTTGTCAACTTCAACCTTGATGAGAAGTTTAATGAGACAATTAAATCTCGTGGTCGTGATAGGTTTTCCTATGCCTCGTTTAGTGAGGGTGAGAAGCAGCGTATTGATTTGGCTTTGCTATTCACTTGGAGAACTATCGCTAAGATGAAAAACAGTGCTAGCACTAATCTGTTGATTCTTGATGAGGTGTTTGACAGTTCGCTAGATAATAATGGAACTGACTATGTTATGACGCTTCTGAATACAATTGGTGATGACTCTAATGTATTTGTCATCTCCCATAAGGGAGATCAGCTGTTCGATAAATTTAGGTCAGTAATTAAATTTGAGAAGAAACAAAACTATTCGGTGATGGTATAATGGAACTATTGGATTTCAGTGACGAACTCTTAAAGCGTGAGCCGCAAGAGTTAGACTTTGAAAAAGATAATGCGAAAGAATTTTGCGATAAACTTTTTAAGCGTATGAAAGAACTTGGTGGTGTCGGACTGTCTGCCAACCAAGTCGGATTTGATAAGAAAGTGTTCGTTTTTGGTGATGGTAAAGAATTAACTAGATATATTATCAACCCAACGATTATTGCAATTGGAGACGAGACCGTCTCAATGAAAGAGGGTTGCCTCTCACTTCCTGGAGTATTCCTTATGGTGAGACGACCAACCGAAGTGACATTGCGCTATTATGACACCGATGGTAATGAAGTAGTTGAGCAGTTTTTAGACTTAGCTGCACGAGTGGTGCTTCATGAGTATGACCATATGATAGGACAAAACTTTACACAGCGTGTGTCAAAGCTGAAACTAGACCGAGCCATCAAAGCGATGAAAAAGAAGGTCACTAAGAAAGTTCGGTCTGACGTGCGCAAACAACTGGAGGCAAATAATGTCTGACGATTTCGATTTTGGTTTCACTATG